ATTTCATACGCGGTGACCAACGGCCCCACGTTTGGCTATGCGTCAAATTTGGCATCGACATTCCATCACGGATTGATTGTCGCGAATCAATACAATTGATGCGTTCGAAATTCCTAAATTTGAAACATGGACATCACACCAAAACACAACGTGACCATCAATGGTTTGCAATATCAGGCCGGCGAAACATATGTGGTCAATTACACAACGTTCACAAAAATGATTGCGGCCGGGTGCATGCAATCATTCACCGAACCCATTGCCACGGCCGACATGGCCGTGAAAATCGAAACGTCAGAACCGGAACCGAAACCGGAACCGAAACAAACGGCGCGGCGTTCGCGGCGTTCAAAAACCATTCAAACGAAATAAGACATGGCACAAACCACTGGATTCATCAACGCCACGAACGTAAAATTTGCGGCCGTTGAAACGGGCGGCACAATCGCCGTTATCAATGATGTCAAGGAATGTTCGGTGACAATCACAACCGACATTCGGGACATCACGAACAAAGACGATGACGGATGGAAAAACATTTTGCCCGGCCTCAAATCGGCATCATGCGCCATGACGGCGTTTGTTGCCTACGGCAACGATTTCAATTTTCAGGAATTCCAAAACGCCCAATTGAACGGCACGGAAATCGACATTGAAATTCGCGTGGGCGCATCGGGAACCGGTGCCGATGATGGCGACCGGGTTTACCAAATGTCCGGATTCATCACCAGCGTTGAATTGTCGTCGGCATTCGAGGAAACGCAAGAGTTTTCCGTGAATTTCGACATCAACGGCGCGGTTGCATTCGAACAACAATAATTGACGCATGACGGAAATTGAAATTGGCGGCCGAAAATTGCCGATGCGCGCCACAATCGGTGCATGGAAACGTTTTGAGGAAACCAGCGGAAAACGCGTGGCCGATTTGAACAACGATGCGAACCCGGATGTTTTGGCGTTTTGTGAACTGGCATTTCATTTTGTTGTGGCCGGATGCAAGGCAAACGGCACCGAATTCAAAATGACGGCCGACGATTTTTTGGACACAATCGAAATTTCGGAAATGCAAACCATCGCCGATGCCATCGCCGATGTGATGGGCGGCGACCAAAAAAAACGACCGGCGAAACGAACGTGAACGAATCGTTGACGTTGGACCGAATTATTGAAATCGGGTTGGGCCACATGCGGTTTGACCCGATTTCGTTTTTTGAAATGACCATTGACGATTTCGAATGTGCCGTTCGTGGTTTTCACGAATTGAACGAAATTCGGGAACAACAAAATTGGGAACGGACGCGATGGTTGGCGACAATCATTTTGCAACCGCACACCAAAAAAAATCAGCGGTTGCGACCAACGGACATTGCGCAATTTCCATGGGAACAACCAAAACAAAAATCCGCAATCAATGGTGAATCATTGTTGCAACAAATGATGAAATGATGGCAAAAGGAATTGGCGGTTTGCTGGTGACATTGGGTTTGGATACCCGTTCAATGGACAAAGCGATTGGCCGCGCAATGGGAAAATTCCGCGCGTTTGGTCGGAACATGAAACGCATGGGCCGGCAAATGATGTCAAGCGTTTCGGCACCACTCAAAAACATTGCCACCGATGCGTTCAACGTTGCATCCGAATTCGGTTTGGCCATGGCAAAGGTGCAAGCGGTTTCCGGCGCAACGGCCGATGAATTTGCGCGCCTTGAAGCGAATGCGAAGGAATTAGGCCGCACCACCATTTTCACCGCATCGGACGTGGCCGGGTTACAATTGGAATTCGCCAAACTTGGATTCACGGCCACGGAAATTGAAGGCGTGACGGCGGCCACATTGGCATTGGCACAAGCGACCGATTCGGATTTGGCACAAGCGGCGGAGGTGGCCGGCGCAACGTTGCGTGGATTCGGTTTGGACGTGTCGCAAACAACACATGTCACGGATGTGATGGCCACCGCGTTTTCATCGTCCGCATTGGACATGGAATCATTTCAGGATGCAATGAAATACGTTGCACCGGTGGCGGCGGCCGCCGGCGTTTCGATTGAAGAAACGACCGCGATGTTGGGCCAAATGGCCAACGCCGGAATCAAAGGTTCGCAAGCGGGAACGTCATTGCGAATGATATTCCAGCAAATGGCCACGGGCGGCGGTGACGTAGGCCAACGGATGGCCGAATTGGCGGCATCGGGATTGACGTTGGATGCGGCATTTGATGAGGTTGGCCGCCGCGCGCAAACCGCGTTGTTGGTTTTGGGCGAAAACAAATCCGGCGTGGACCAATTGACCGAATCGTTCCGGAACGCCGATGGCGCGGCGGCCGGCATGGCGGCCATCATGGACAACACATCCGCCGGAACAATGAAACGCATGCAATCGGCCATCGAAGGTGCGCAAATTGCATTGGGAACGGCGTTGGCCCCAACGATGGAAAAATTGGCCAATTTCGTTGGGCGCGTGGCCGAAGCATTCACGGCCATGTCGCCGGGCATGCGTCGAACCATGATGATTGCCGGTGGCATCGCGGCGGCCATTGGTCCGTTGCTGGTGTTTTTGCCACAAATTGCCGCCGGGTTTTCGTTGATTGCTGGTGTGGTGACCGGACCGGTTTTGGCGGCGGTGGCTGGTGTAGCGGCGGCGGTGTTTTTGATTCGCGAAAATTGGGATTCCATCGTGGCGTATTTCACCACGGGCGATGGCGCGGCGTTTCTTGAATCGCTGAAAAACATGTTCATCGCCGCCGTTGATACCATCGTGGCCGTTTGGGATTTTTTGGTTTCGGCGTTGACGTTATATTGGAACTGGTTTGGCGACATCATCACCGCCAAAATCACGGCCGTGATGGATTTTGTGGTGGATGTTTTGGCCGGTGCATTTGACATCATCCAAAATGCGTTGGGCATTTTCATCGGATTGTTTACGCGCGATTGGGATAAAATGTGGCAATCACTGGTGAACGTTTTGGTTGGCGCGGCCCAATTGATTTTGCGTGGCGTTGATTTCCTGATTGGCGAATTGTTGCGCATGATTGATTTTGGTTTGAACGCCATTGGCGTTGAATCAAATTTGTTGGGCGGTTGGGAATCTATGATGACGGGCGCGGCGGAATTTTTGGCCGGGTTGCGCTACGAATTCGAGGAAACCGAAACCACCGGTTCATCGTTTTTCAAATCCATGTCCAAAGGTTTTGGATTTTTCGGTGGCGGTGGCGGCGCGGCCAAACCAACGGCGGACCGCAACACACCAGCGGCGGCCACGGCCGATGTTGCGCCGATTGATACGCGGCAACTGGTGGTTGGTCCATCGTTGATGGACACGTTGCAATTGCCCGAACAAACAAAGTTCCGGCAATGGTTCAACGCGTTCAATGACGAATTGGTGAATTCAAACGAGTTTTTCGAACAAATGGCCAATTCGGCCCAAATGATGGGCGAACAATTCGGTGATGCCTTTGCGCAAATCATCATGGGTGCCGAAGGTGGCCGCGAAGCAATGAAACAAGCATTGTCAAACATCGTTGACACGGCATTTAAGGCGGCCACCGCGCATGCGATTCAAGCGGCAACGGCCACCGGTGCCAATGCCGGTCCGGCGGCCGCGTTTGTGATTCCTACGCTCATTGCATCGGGAATGGCATTGGTGCGCGGTGTGTTCAAAGGTTTGACCGGATTTGCGAATGGCGGCATCGTTTCCGGGCCGGTGGCCGGTTTGGTCGGCGAATATGCCGGCGCACGGGCAAACCCCGAAGTCATTGCGCCATTGAACAAATTGCGTTCATTGATTGGCGACACCGGAACGAACGTGGTGGTCACCGGCCGCATCAGCGGAAACGACATTTTGATTTCAAACGAACGGGCCATGTTTGACCGAAACCGGGTGCGTGGTTTTTGACCGATGAAAAAAAAAGTTCATGGAAATGTTGCGCGGTGTGAATATTGGTGTACATTTACACCATGAACAACGCACAACACAACACCACGATGAACACCGCAACCACCACCACCGATTTCAACGCCACGTTGACCGCCAAATTTTACGCCGTTGAATTGACCTTCGAACGCGACATTTTCGGCGAAACGCACCGGTCCGAAAACATCCGTTTGGAATACAAAGGCCGCACCGCGTTTCCGGGCGGACGTGCGAAAGATTACGCGAAGCAATGGCGCGCACAAGCCATCGCCAAAGGCATTCGCATCGAATCCATCAAATTCGTTGCCATCTAATTCACCAGCAACCAACGCCGCCCGGATTCGCCGGGCGGCATCTTCAAACAACACACACACACACAACACACATCACCATGACCAGCGCACAACACCACCACATCGCGATGAACTGCACGTTCACCATCGAATCCGCATGCGGATATTCGCAAACCGCATTTTCAAACGTTTTGGAATTGGCATCATTGCCGTCATTTACTTTGGACACAATAGTAACGGACCGGCACGTTTACAACAACGGCGGCATGTGGTTCAAATTGGCGCATCGGGACGGCCGGACGTGGATTTTGTCGGTGAACGTCAACGAACATGGTTCATGGACATGTTTTCACGACTACAAATCGAAAACCGGTGAATTCAAGCCGGCCACGGATGCCAATTCGGTTGCGTTTGACAAAATGGTTGAAAAACTCATTGGCAACAATCGCCACGGCGAATCCATCGCCAATGCCTAATGCACACCACCATCAAAGTATCAAACGCCATGCGATTTCGTGTGGCGTTTTTCTTTGCGCTGAATTCCCGAAATTTCAGGCATGGCAAACGCAACAAAATATTTCGCCGAATTCAAAGATTTGTTCGGGCAACAATGGCGAATCAACATCCACGATTCACAATTTGCCGGAACCACACCAACGGAATTCACGTTGGGCGCATCGGGTTTTTCGTTATCGTACAAAGGCGACACGGAAAACGTTTTTCAACCAATCATTGGTTCGTCCCTTCAATTCGAATTCATTGAAGAAACGGCCGAACACACGGCGTTCATCAACGCGTTGGCCACGGCGGTTGAATCGCGTTTTTCCATCACCATCGAAAAATTGGTTGGCGGTTCGTATGCGCTGGAATGGTTCGGCGTTTTGTTATCGGACCAATGGTCGATGATGAACGAACCATTGCCGCGTTCATCATTGTTGACGGCATCGGATGATTTGGGAAACCTCAAATCCATTGCATACAAATCGGACCCGGCCACGGCTTACGCTGGTCATGCCACGTTGATTGAACATTTGGTGAACGCGTTGACCAAAACGCGCGCGTTGCATCCATTCATCGCCACCGATGATTTCGTGCGCGTGGCCGATGATTTCAAGGCAACGAACATGTCCGCGACCACGCGGTTCATGGAAAACATCCGAACGCATCACGAATCGTTTTGGGCCATTGATGATGATGGCAACCGCGAATTCATGTCGTCATTCGATGTGGTCCGCAACATTTGCAAATCACAAAACGCCCGTTTGTTTTTGGCTGGTGGCGTTTTCTACTTTGTTCCAATTGGCGCGTATCAAAACGACACCGCCATTGCGTTTCACAATTACGACATCAACGGCGATTTCGTAGGCACCAGCACGGCCGCCGAAACGTTGTTGGCCACGGGAACGGATTTGGTGCAATTGGCCGGCAATGAGAAACGTTTTACGCCGCCATTAAGCGAAGCGCGGCGCGTTCGTGAATACAATGGCAATGCGCCGGTGATTTGGTCGCCGTATATCGCCCAAAATGATTTCACAACGGCCATCACCGATTTTGGGGTTGACTACTTTGCCGGACAACTCATCAATTTCGTTGGCGTGGTGAACGTCACGTTGCCGGGCGTGGACCCGGCGTTTGGCATTTCCGATGCGGACGAACGCGTTGGTCGAATTGCCGTAGGCGTTCAATTCAAATGTGGAAACCAGTATTCCACCGCCGCCATCACGTTTGGTGGTCAAGGCAATTTCGGATTTGATGATGGTTCCGTTGGAACATACGATTTGGCAAATTGGGCAACCTTGAATTGGTCCGGCACCGCTGGTGCAACCTTGTTTTTGTCCGAACCATTTGACCGAAACGCCGGCACCAATCAAAACATCGGATTGACATTCACCACGGGCGCGTTGCCATCAACGCAAACCAATTTGGAAATCACGTTTTCCATTTATTTGGTGGCCAATGATGGAACGTTGTTGGCCATTGACAATGGATTGAATGTGGCCGATGCGCCGGAATATTACGCGCAAAACGTTCGGGCATTCCGGGCCGATGTGGACGGCGGCGGTTCGGAAATAACATACACGGCAAACGGCGACGATGCCAACCGCGCCATCAAAATTGATGACGTGGTGACATTAGGCGACCGAATCAGCGATTCGGAACGCGGCGTTTTGTCGGTTTGGAATGGTTCCGAATGGGCCGATTCGGCCGGTTGGATTTCGTCCAATTACACTGGCACCGGCGTTGGAATTAACCGATTGGCCGTCAATGAAATTTTGCGCACCATGCGCAATCCGATTCCGATTTGGGCCGGTCAATTTCATGTGGCCGCGCCGGACACCATCGGCGCGTTGGTCACGATGTTGAACGCCATTGAAATTGATTCCGATGTGTTCGTGTTCACGGAATTCACCATGAACACCAATGCGCGCATTTTGGATTTTGAGGCGGCGCGAATCCAGCGTGACACCAATTCCATCACCGAAGCGACATCAGGCAAAAAAAACGTTTCCGATGAGGTTGTGCCGGGCGGTTTTAATCCCGGCAACGATTCCAACGGATTGTCAAACGCGATTGGGGCCACCGGCACCGCCATTGCAAATTTGGAATCAACCACGGCGGCCATTCAAACCAAAACCGATTTCATCACCATTACGCAATCCGTCAATTTGGATTCGGTGGAATCAACCACCAATTCCAATGCCGCATCGGTTGTTTCGTTGACCAACAAATTGTCGTATTTGCTGGGAACGTTTCAACCCAAAGATGACCCCGGCAACACCATCACAAAGGTTGTTTACGCTGATGGCAAAACGGATGGTTTGGAAATGTCGTTGACGCAAACCACGGCGGCGTTCACATCCAATTCAGGCAACACGGGCGTTTCAATTTCGGAACAATCGCCCGGTCGATTTGTCGTCGATTTGCAAGACGAATCCACCGGTTCATCCACCGCCATTTTTGCCACCGGTGATTCACGCGGCAATCGCGTTGGTGTCAACACCGCATCGCCGTCCGTTGAATTGGATGTGGTCGGCCGGTTGGGCGTTTCGGGCATCGCCACGTTTGCCGATGTGGTCGAGGCGTTGAACGTTGCCATTGCCGAACGTTTGTCATTTGCTACGGATGCGGAATTGACACCGGCCAACGGCGAAATGGTTTTTGATGGTGACCGGTCCGCGTTCGTTTTGGGAATTGGAACGGCGGCCGTGGACATGGAAAACGATTGGTGGATTTGTCGGAACAATACCGGCACCAGCATCGCCGCCGGCGTTCCGGTGTACGTCAACGGGACGTTGGGCGCATCCGGTCGGAAAACCATTGCGCCAATGATTGCGGACGGGACGATTGACGCGCGATATTTCATCGGCGTAACGGCCGAAGCCATTGCCAATGGTGCCGATGGTGTCGTGTTTGACCGGGGAACCATTCGCGGCGTTTCGTTGTCCGGATTCACGGATGGTGACGTTTTGTTTGTGTCGCAAACCACGGCCGGAACATGGACCACAACCGAACCGGCATCCGGAATGGTTTTGCCGGCCGCGTTTGTAGTTTACGCCGCGTCAAACGGCGTGATGGCGGTGCGCAACAATGGCGATGAATCCGGCGGTGGTGGCGGCACCAGCGGCAACGCGTTTGAAACCATTGCCGTTTCCGGGCAATCGTCCATCGTTGCCGATTCATCCACGGACACGTTGACCATTGCCGCCGGCACGAACGCCGTAATCACCACCAACGCGGCCACGGATACGTTGACCATTGCGGTTTCATCCACACCAACGTTTGGTTCCATTTTGTCAACCGGTTCAATTTCCGCCATCGGGACAATTTCAACGTTGGGTTCATTTTCCGCGCAAGGTTCGGCCACGTTCACATCCGATTTGACATGCGGCGGAACGTTCACGTCCAATGGTGCCATCATCGGTTCCGGTGGATTGACGTTCACCAGCGGCGGCACGTCCATCATTGGTCCAAATAATTCGTTGCCAAATCAACCGGCGGACCTTGAAATTCGTTCCAATGGCAATGTGGTCGTCGTGCTGGATTACGACGACAACGAAACCGGACAATCGTTTGAAATCAAAAACGGCGATGGCACCACTATTTTCAAAGTAAATGAAACCGGCGTGACATCGGGTTTATTGACCACGGCCGCACCGGTTGTTTCGGGTTTGTCCGGCTCATATCAGCAAGGCGCAAACGCCACGGCGACGATTTCAAATCACGTCACCGGGCGAACGTATGTGGGGGCCATTTATGATTCAAGCGGCACCGAAATCACCGCCAACCCGGTTTCAATTGATTCATCCGGCAACGTGTCATTTGTTGTTCCAACATCCATTGCGACTGATTACGAAATGCGCATTGTTGGCGTAGATGCTGGAAAATTTCAATCCCTTGAAACCATCGAAACATTTGACGTGACACCATCGCGCACGTTTACGCATTGGCGATTTCAGGTCAAACACAATGGCGGCGAACCGGGTTCGCGATATATCATGGCGTACAATATCGATTTGTTCGAAGGTTCTGACGCAACCGGCACAAAACATCCGTCCGCCGCACTCACATCGGCAACGTCATTGCCCGGTTTGGTTGTGACGTGGGGTTATTCATATCCCGGCCGCGAATTTTGGGAATGTTTTGATGCGAATGAAACCGGTTCCGATTGGTGGACCATTTCCAGCCCAACCGGTACCGATTGGGGCCAATTGGAATTTGACACGGCCGTTACCATTGCATCCATTCAATTGACATTCCGCGACCAATTTTCGAACGCCAATCAATTGGTGGTTTTGGGTTCAAATACGGGAAATTTTTCAGGCGAAGAAATCGAATGTGGAACGTTTGATTTGCCGGATGGGACCAACGATACAATCACACTCACAATCAACATTTGACATGAACATTGACGATGGCGCAACCCACGAAATCAATTCCCGTTGGCCCGTTCACAAACAACGCAATTGCGGGATGGTGTGGGACTGGTACGGCGTGAAATTTTACAAAGGCATGGTGTCGGGAATTCAATTGGTTCGTGACCATCACGCCGCATTGAAAACCGCCGGCGAAACCGAATGGTCAATTCCCAATGAATTGACAACGTTGTTGGATGATTTGGCCGCCGCCAATTCGTAATTTGCCGACATGGATTCAATCACGATTTTGTCATTGCTTGGAATCGCATTGGCGAACGCTGGTGCATTGATTCACCAGCACGTCAAAACGCAAACCATTTTGGCCCGGCAACACGAACGAATCAAACGTTTGGAATCGGAAAATTCCGATTTGAAATTGATGGTTCGCGAAGTCGTGGACGGCATCCACGAAATTCGAAATTTGTTGGCGGCCAATTCCATTCGTTGAACATGCGCCCAATTGACAAAATCATATTGCATTGTTCGGCCACCAACGACCATTTGGAAATTGACGCGGCCATGATTGATTCGTGGCACCGCCGCCGTGGATGGTCGCGCATCGGGTATCATTACGTCATCAAACGCGATGGCACGTTGGAATTTGGCCGTCCCGTTGGTGACATTGGCGCGCATGTAGCCGGACAAAATACCGGTTCGATTGGGATTTGTTACATTGGCGGTTTGCGGGACGATAAACCATGCGATACGATGACATCAAATCAGGAAATGACAATGATTCAATTGGTGAATTCGTTGCGCGTTGTTTTTGGGCCGTTGACCTTGCATGGCCACAACGAATTTGCAAACAAGGCATGTCCATCGTTTGACGTTCGCAAAAAATATTCATGGCTAATTTGAACCACATGGAATTCATCATTGAAAATTGGGCCGAACTGATGTTGGCCGCATTGGCATTCGCAAAAGTGATTGTCAATTTGTTGCCTACGGAATCACCGGCACATGGCGTGTTTGAATACATTGACCGAATCATTACCGCGATAACGGGCGACAATCGCAAATCGCGGCAAAACAATTTGTGATGGCGTTGCCGGGATGGTTTGCGAAGATGGCCGCCAATTTGGACGTTTCACAAGCATTCAAAACAAAGGGTGATTTGCAACGTTGGTCCGCGAAACGAACCATTGGTGGTTTGATTGCAACCACAGCATGTGCGGACATCGTGGAAAATGGCATGACGTGGCCGGCCGTTGCGATGTGTGCCATTGCAATCATCCCAATTTCGTTGTCCATGTTCGAAAGTGATTGACGATATTTGCAACGTGTTTTGGTGAACACGTTGTTGTGTGTTTGGTAACCGGTGGCCGTGGTGGTCACCGGTTTTTTTCCGCCCAACCGAAGCGAATGAAAAAAAAAATTCATCAAAATGTTGCATCGAATGAATCTTTGTGTACATTTACACCATGAACAACGCACAACACAACACCACGATGAACACCGCAACCACCACCACCGATTTCAACGCCACGTTGACCGCCAAATTTTACGCCGTCGAATTGACCTTTGAACGCGACATTTTCGGCGAAACGCACCGGTCCGAAAACATCCGTTTGGAATACAAAGGCCGCACCGCGTTTCCGGGCGGCCGCGCCAAAGATTACGCGAAGCAATGGCGCGCACAAGCCATCGCCAAAGGCATTCGCATCGAATCCATCAAATTCGTTGCCATCTAATTCACCAGCACAACCAACGCCGCCCGGATTTGCCGGGCGGCATCATTAAACAACACACATCACCATGTCACAAGGTTATTCAAATCCAACCTCGGACGGCACACCGCACGTTATATCAAATCAATCACCCAGTGGTCAATATGTGTGGGACGGCGACTAATATGTTCCAATTGAAGATTTCATATAACCATCACCACACATGGCACACATCAAATCCACGTCATTTCCGACGAATCCATGCCGGGATTTTTACGAATGGTATGCAACCATTCATGGCAATTGCCCGGTGGCCATTCGCGAACGATTCACGCCGTTTGGCGAACGCCGCGAACCGAAACCACGTCAAAACGATTTCGCGGCCGTGATGGCCCGTTTTTCCGCGTCACTGATTCCGCGATGAACCATTATTTCGAACATTCACATTGGGATGATTGGGCGTTGGAAACGCAACGTAAACGGCCTACGATTCCGCCGTTGCCAACAATGGCCGGTGCCATGCCGTTTGCAATGATTCCCGCCAACGTTTCCGAATCATGGGAAACCATGGCCGCCGATGGTTTCCGGTTTTACGTTTGTTTGGTTGACAAACGCACCGGCGAAATCAAACGTTTTGCATCGCGGTTGCGTTCCTTCAAAAACATTTGGACCAATCGCCACCATCCACGATTTCCGTGGCAAATTTTGACATTCATTCAAATCACAAAGTGATGACCACAAAAAAAATCACGGCGATGTCGTATCGCCCGGAAAACAATTGGCAACATTCATCCGGCGCGATGATGCACGTTTTCGAATTGACCTTTGACGATGGTTCAATTGGTCAAGCGAACGCCAAAAATGAATCGCCATGGTACCAAATCGGTTCCGATGTGGTGGTGCAAAACAACGGCGTTCACGATGGTGTCATGAAAATTTCAGTTCGCAAACCTGAATTTGAAAACGCCGGCCCAAAATCAGGCATGGCCCCGAACACGAATTTCATGACCAAAACAAATGACCGGGATTCATCAATGATTGCATCGTGGGCCATCGACCACGCGATGATGTGGCCACAGCCGAACAAAGACATTGCAAGCATTCGCGACACGGCAAAACAATTGATGGACCTTCAACACGAATTGAAGGTTCACCACAAATCGAAATTTCCGTGAACACCAAACCAGCAACACACAACAAAATCACGATGAACACCAAACCAGCGAATCACAACAAACGTTGGAATGAATCCGACGATGCCAAATTGAACATGATGTTCGAACACGGCGTTTCAATCAATGACATTGCCGCATTTTTGGGCCGAACGCCCGGAACGATAAATTGGCGAATTTACCATTTGGGATTGCGGCCAACGGCGGACACCATCAACGATGAATTGGCGCGTGAAACCGGGCCGGTTTTGCCCGGTGAAAATGGTGAAATGGTTGCCGTAGGAACAAAGGACGATTTGCCGCCACGGGACGAATCCACGGCGAAATCAAACATCACCGGGAACCCGATTTTGCCCAAACGCATTCCAATCGAAATGATTGAAAAACGTTGGTTGTGGGGTTTGATTGTGATTGTGCGTTGGAAATATGCGCCACAGCGTCACGCCGGTTTTCCGCCATCCGTTGAAATTGTTGCGCCATGACCGAATCATTGATTGAACGGAAAAAACGCCAACGGCGGCAATTGGCCAAATTGGTTTTGGAACAATACCAGCGGCGAACCGAATTGGATGCGTTGGCCAAACGCATTGGTCAAGCCCAAAACGCGGTTGAATTGAACACATCCGTTTCGGCCATGGCGGAAACCGAACGTTTGGAATTGATAACGAAATGGAACACCATTTTTCATTATTTCAGCAAAAACGAAATCGTCAAATTGAACATCCGGTGTGATTTGTTGCGCACCGAATTCGAAATTCAAACGTCATGACACCATTGCACAAATTCGTCGTCGAACACTATGGTTCGCAAAAATCGTTGGCCGAAAAATTGGGCGTTGCCGAACACACGATTTCGCGATGGATGAAACGGGAACCAACGTATTTGATGCGCCATGCGTTTTTCATGTCCGAAGGCAAATCACCGAAGGAACGAAAACAATTCATTGCCGATTTGGCATCGGCCATCATGGAACAAACCGAAACCATCGGTCAAAATTGATTCATGGATGATTTCACCAAAACATTTATCATCATTCCGGAATCAATCCAGCGCATCCCGGAAATTGATTGGCCGCACCGGGCCGTTTGGGGCATCATCCACGCGTTTTCGCACAACGGCGGGACGTGCTGGTTATCCGTTGACCAAATCGCCGAACGCATCCATCGCAAACGCCGTCAAACGTCCGCGATGATTCAACGTTTGATTGATTTGGAATTGGTCGAAATCGCGGCCTACAATGGCCACCGCCGGATGTTGCGAACAACCACCAATTTTGACGTTCCGGAACATGTGCGGAATTCCGCGCGTATGCAATCGGCCGCGCACCTGATGAGCGGAAAACCGCGCACCAGCCACGCGGAATTCCGCGCACCTGATGAGCGGAAAACCGCGCACATAGATAATAGTATAGAACATAATTCAGAACAAAATTCAAATCCGGACGAAAAAAATTTGGTTGTCAACAATTCCGTCACAAAAAAATCGTCATCGTCAGGCCAAAAACCATCGTCGATTGATGAATGCCGGGAATATTTCACCGAATTGAATTCGAACGATTGGGAATCGTTTTGGGATTACTGGTCATCCGTTGGTTGGAAACGCCGAACGGGAAAAATCGTTTGTTGGAAATCAACGGCGCGAAATTGGGTGCGCCGAAACAATCAAAACACACCACATGCAACCATCGACAAAAACAAACCATTTGACGCAAACAATGCCATCGAATGGGCCACGAAATGAAATCATTGCCGCACGGCGGGAACGCCAAACGCGCCATTTGGAAATCCTGAAAACGGGCATTTCGGACATCATTGCAAACCAATCGGAAAAAAACATATTTGATGCCGGTTTGCCCATCACGGCGGGATTGTCAATCAACCGCGTGGCAACAAAAATGATTTTGTTGGCGGAACTGGTGCGCACATGGCGCGCCGTTCGTTTGCCTGATTCGCGTTCGTGGCAAAATCAGGACGATTTGCAATCGGCGATTGATGATGTTGTGGACATGTTCCCAACCTTAAAAATCGAGGAATTCGCGCGCGTTATGCAAATGATTCGGCGCGGCGAAATCACGTTGTTTGGCCGATTTGACACGCCGTCATTGATTGGCGCGTTGCGCAATTATGAGGAACAATACACCATCACGTTTCGCGAAAATCAACATCATGAACGCGCCCATCACGATTTGAAAACGCGCACCAGTGATGGACCATCACCCGAAGATGTCAAACGATTTTCCGATTTTGTGAAATCATTGGATTTGCCACGGCCCAAAAAAACCATTTCGGAAATGGGCGGTTCAATTCAATTGACCGAATCGGAAATGTTGCAAATCACCAAACCATTCAATGATGAAACAAGCGAAACGCAAACCGATTGAGGCATTGCCGAACTACGAAAAACCATTTTCCCGCGTGGCGGAAATTCGGCGTGGTGATGAATTCAGCGAAGCCGAACGCAAACAAATTGCCATGAACATCATTGAATTCATCGAGGTTGCGCGCACGGAAACCGCGCGCAATCATTTCGGTGTGATGGTCGTGGACACAAAGCCAATGACGTTCGAACAAATGAAATGGTTGGGTGCCGTTCATGATGATGTTTTGGGCCGTATCAATCACACATGAATCAATCAACCATGCCATCAATCAATCGCAAAGCCACGCCAAATCCATGGTCATCCCATGGCAAATCCGAACGGCCTACGCCACAAGACAAACGATATTTCACCAATGCGTGGAAACGTGCGCGTGATGGATTCAAACGAAAACATCCGACATGCAATCATTGCGGTGAATGGGCCAACGTTGTTGACCACATTACGCCCGTTCGCGCTGGTGGTGAATTTTGGGATTCGTCCAATTGGCAATCGCTTTGCACATCATGCCACAACCGCAAATCAGCGTTGGAACGCATCCAATATCAATCCGAATTCAACAACAAACCTTGACCGGGTACGGGGTCCGAAAAACCGATTGGTCCGGCCCCTCCATCGCCGCCGTTTAGGGGGGCGAACAAATGTTGACCCGGACTAAAAGGGGAACCGGCCAATGGGGGCCATTTAGTATTGAAATAAAACAATCATGAATGCAAAACAAAAACGGATGACGACCGAATTGTTGAACAATTACGAATCGCGCACCGAAATCACGCCGGGCGTTCGGGAATTGATTTCAACGTTGGCATGCGTCATCATCGAAGAAACGGACCTACAAACGTTCGTGAACAAAAACGGCACGACATATCAGGTTCGCGGCAAATCCGGCGATACTTATTCGCGCGCATGGCCGGAATGGCAACAATTGAAGGAAACGCGTTTACGCAAACAAGCATTGGTACAATACATTGAACGCAAAATTGCCGGAACGGATGAAACGGATGAATTGACGGAATTGTTGACGCGCCGCGATGGGTGACGAATTGAAAAACGATGTCGCGCACCAGTACGCGCGGGACGTGGTTTCGGGCAAAATCGTCGCCGGGAAATATTGCCGGTTGGCATGTGAACGATATTTGCGCGATTTGGACGAATGCGAGGAACGCGGCATGGTTTTCAAACCAAATGTGGCGCGCGCATACTTGGATTTTTTCACGAAATTTTTGCGCCATACCATGGGCGCATTTGCCGACCAACCATTTGTTCCGTTGCCGTGGCAACAATTCGTTTTGTGGAATTTATATGGCTGGTTTCGCGACGATGGAACCCGGCGGTTCAATTACGCCTATTTGGCCGTAGGCCGCAAAAACGGGAAAACAACGTTGTTGGCTGGAATGGCCATGGCCGGTTTGGTGATGGACATGGAACACGCCGCCGAAATCTATTTTGCCGCCACCAAACGTGACCAGGCAAAAATTGGATTCAATGAGGCGTTCCGAATGGCAACGTCAAAATCGCCGTTGAAAAAGTATTTGGAACCGCGCAAACATGACATTTTGTTTCCAAAAATCAACGCCCGGTTGACCTATTTGAGCGCGGACAAACAAACGATGGACGGCACAAACCCACATTTGGCCATTGTCGATGAATACCATGCACACGCCACCGATGAGGTTTCAAACGTGTTGCGTTCGGGCATGCAATCGCGAAAAAATCCATTGCACGTCACCATCACCACAGCCGGGTTTTCAATTGGCGGCCCATGCCACGAAATGCAAAAATCGGTGAAACAAATTTTGGATGGAATCAAAACGGATGATTCCCAATTTGCCATCATTTACGAATTGGATGCGGCCGATGATTGGACGGACGAAAACGTTTGGGCAAAGGCCAATCCAAGTTTGGGCGAAACCATTTCCACGAAATTGTTGCGCAATCAATACCAGCAAGCGCGAAACATGGGCGGTTCGCGCATCACGGAATTCAAAACCAAACATTGCAATTTGTGGGTGCAATCGTCGAAAACTTGGATTGAATCGGCGGTTTTTGACGCATGCATTGACCACGAAACGCCGGATTTGACGGGCGCGGAATGTTGGGCCGGTTTGGACCTTGCATCGGTTTCCGACATGACGGCGTTGATGCTGGTGTTCCCCATTGGCGACACGTTGCACGTTCGCGGCCATTATTTCATGCCGTCCGATGCCATCAACCGGGCATTGCAAAACGATTCCGGCCACATTTACGGCCAATTCCAGTCATTGCCGAACATGCACATCACCGATGGCAATGTGACGGATTACCAATCAATCCGGCGCATTTTGTCCGGCGTTTACGCAACGCCAACCGGCCCCGAATTCGATGAATCGTGTTTGATGAATCGGTTTGATGTGAAATGCGTGGCGTTTGACCGGTACAATTCCACGCAAATTGCCATTGATTTGACCGATGATGGTGTGCCGGTGGTTCCATATGGTCAAGGTTTCATCAGCATGTCACCACCGGCAAAGGAATTGGAAATTTTGATTCGAACCGGCCGGTTGAAATTCGATGGTGACCCGGTTTTGAAATGGGCGTTGCAAAACGTGGAATTGCGCGTTGACCCGGCCGGAAACATTAAGCCGGACAAACAAAAATCAGGCGGCAAAATTGACCCCATCGTTGCATTGTGCATGGCCATTGGCGAACGCATGAAACGCATGGCGCAACCACAATTGGGTGATGACGTGTTTACGATTGTATCGTTGTGAATTTGACTAAATTGCACCATGAACCGAATTCAAAAAATCGCAAATGCGGTGCGTTCCCGCGTTGGTTGGTTCAATCCAAACACCATCGCATCGGAAATGGGAATTTTTCCCATGTCCGCCGCCGGTGTGAACGTCAACGAACAAACGGCCATGTCATTGGCGGCCGTTTATGCATGCACATATCGCATCGCATCAACCATCGCATCGTTGGGCGTAAACGTTTTCGAACGGACTGGAAATCGCGTTTCGCCGTTGCCAAATCACCCAACGAATTTGTTGATTTCGGAAACGCCAAATCCCGAACAAACCGCGTTCGAATTTTGGGAATCGTTCATTGCAATGGCCGTCATCAATGGTTTGGCCTACGCACACATTGAACGCGCACCAAATGGCCGCCCAACCGCGTTGCGTTTGGTTCATCGCGATGATGTGGAGGAAAAACACAATTCCGATGGGGAATTGTTTTATCAAATTCGCGGTTTTGGTGCCGTTTTGCCTGAAAATATGTTGGTCGTCGGCAACATGCACCGCAAATCGCCGATTCGCTTGCATGCGGAAAATTTGGGCGTTTCGATGGCCGCGCAAAATTTCGGGGCCAATTATTTTGCGAATGGCGGCCAATTGACCGGCGTGATTTCGTCAGACCAGCCAATGACCAATGAACAACGCGAAAAATTGGTTGAATTGTGGAGGCGTGAAACCAATGGTGGACCAAAAACAATTTTGTTGCCGTTCGGCGTTCGTCACAATCGCATTGCCATCACAGCCGATGAGGCCCAATTTATCCAAACGCGCAAATTGGGCAACCGGGAAATTTGCACCATTTTCAGCGTTCCGGCCGCCATGGTCGGCGTTGATGCGGACGTGACATATAACAACGTGGAACAACAACAAATCATGTTTCGCAACCACACAATCGTTCCATGGGTGCGGCGAATTGAGGCCGAAATTAACCGAAAATTGATTTTTTCGTTCGAACGCCCGGAAATATACGCGCGGCATGATTTGGCGGAATTGACGCGCGGCGATTTGAAAACACGCGCCGAATATTTCCAAACGATGTTGATGGCCGGCGTGGTCAATCGGAATGAGGTTCGCGCGGCCGAAAACATGAATCCAATTGATGGGCGTGGCGGTGAAATTCACACGTTGCAAATCAATCAAATTGATTTGGAATCGTTCGAAGATTATTCGCGCAAAATGTCCGAAAACAACATTCAATGAATCAGGAAAACGAACAAAACGCGCATGAACTGAAATTGCGCGCAATGCATGGCGACGACATCGAAACGCGCGTGGCCAAAATTTCAGCCATCGAACGCGCGGAATCCGGGGAAATGGTTGTTGAAGGGATGGCGGTGGTATTTGACACCATCACGGACATTGGCCCATTTCGCGAACGCATCGCGCGTGATGCCTTCGATGCCGCGTTGAACGATGACGTGCGGTTTTTGGTCAATCACGATGGTTTGCCATTGGCCCGGACCACAAATGGCACCATGACCATCGAAAAACGAAATGACGGATTGTTTATGCGCGCTACGCTGGCAAACACCGAACGCGGCCGTGAAATTTATTCGTTGATTCAACGTGGCGACATCGACCAAATGTCATTCGCCGCCAAAGTTGAACGCGATGGATGGCAACCGGACGAAAACGGCGTTCGCGTAATTTCGCGCGTGAAATCTTTGCACGATGTTTCGGCGGTGACCTTTGGCGCATATCCCACAACATCCATTCACGTTCGTTCATTTTTTGAAGCCCAAAACGCCGAAGCGGACGAACCGAACACGGACGAAACCAGCACCAGCGACACCACGAAAACGATTGAATTGGAACATGCCGCCGAACCGGCGGAAAATCATAAATTGCAAACCAAACCATTTGAACAAATGAATTTGAATGAATTGAAGGCGGTTCGGGAAAAATACTTTGCCGAACACGCGGAAATCATCCGGAAATCGGATGAAAACGGCACCACGTTAACCGATGCCGAAAACCAACGTTGCGATTTCCTTGTGACGGAAGTCGAACGTTTGGACCAAAAAATTCGTCACCGCGCGAATCAGGAAAAAATGCAAGCGGCGGTACATGTTGGAACCACGATGAACGCCGGCGAACGCCGCGAAATCGAACGCATGAACCAAACGTGGTCATTGTCGCGCGCCATCAAACAAATTGCGACCAACGGCCGTTTGGATGGTGTCGAAGCGGAATGGACGGCCGAAGCGCGCAAAGACAACGCGCGCCGTGGTTTGGAAATGGACGGGAACGTTGGCATTCCATCGTTTGCCATTTACCGGGCCGGCGAAACGGACCAAATGACAGCAACCACGGCCGGCGGTGATGCTGGTGGTGGTGGATTCGTTCCCACGAACGTTCCCGGCGTGATTGAGGCGTTGCGCGCGCCATCGGTGATTGAGCAAACCGGCATTACCACCATCAACAACGCCACCGGGAATTTGAAATTCCCGCGCATCAAAACCAAAGCAACGTTGGCGGAAAAAACCGAAATCGCGGCATCAGCGGCGGCCGGTTTGCAATTGGATGAGGTGACGTTAACGCCCGAACGCGTGACGGCGTACACGGCCTATTCAAAACAATTGGCGTTGCAAGGTGGTTCCGATGTGGACCGGTTGATTTTGGGCGATTTGGTGGCCGCGATGAACGCGCGCATTGATACCAGCGCATTTGCGGACATCATTGCCACCACCGATGGTTCAACCATCAACATCATTGGCACCGATGATGCAAACGATGAATTGAATGCGGCGTTGGTTTACGCCATGGAATCGGCGGTTTTGGCGGATGGTGCGGATTTGGCCGGTTCGGTTTTCGTCATGTCACCAAAGGCATTCCAATTGTCCCGTTCGGAAGCCGCCGTGGCATCGGTTTCGGCGTTGTGGAACAACGGGCAATTTGCCGGATATCGTCCATTGGCAACGCCGTATTTGGGCGACGATACGTTGGACAATGGCACGGCCGTTGGTGGACAAATGTTGTTCGGCAATTTCCGTCAAGCGGGCATTTTGGCCCGGTTCGGTTCGCCGGACATCTTGATTGACCCATACACATTGGCGAACACCGGTCAAATCAAAATCCACATCAACGCGTTTTGGGATTTTGCATTGCGGCAACCGGCGGCGTTGGCATTCGCCGACCAATTGACGTGATGAACCTTTGGGTTTGAATCAGGAATGGCGGCCAATGGCCGCCATTTTTGTTGCACCCAAATCAGGCCGATGAAAAAAAAAGTTCATCAAAGTATTGCACGGAATGAATCTTTGTGTACATTTACACCATGAACAACACACACACACAACGCACCATGCAACGTTTTACCATCACCACCACGAACACCATCAACGACCGGGTTGAATTGTTGGAATGCACCAACGAAAACCACCGCCGCGCCGTGGCATCCGAAATCGTCGAACATTACGCCGCGAAACCGGAATTCATCAGCGTTTCACAACACATTGTGAACGGCGAAAACGTGGCCATCATCCACATGACCAACGGCAAATTGAACATGATTTTCCGTCAACGTTAATTCACACCAGCACACAACACACACACACAACACACATTACCATGTCACAAGACAAAAACACCAACGCCAACCGCCCAATCAACCAACGCGGAATCATCACCATTGACATCATGGATTTGCACGAATTGATGGACCGGAATTTTGAATTGGGCCGGGCCTACATGCGCGACGAATTGGAATCCGCCGGCGTGAAAACGCGGCCCGATTCCGAATTGGAATTGTTGCACAATGGGCATGCACAATTGGAAATTGCGGTTGAAATTTTGGCCCCAACCTTCGATAAATTGTGGGATGACTACAATTTGGAACAAAAACAAGAGTTCGCCGCGCGTGTCAATCGCAAATCGACAATGGCAAATGAATTGAAATTGGCTCAAATGCGAAATCGGATTGACTACATGAACCGGTTTTTCGATGCCTTCGAAGTTTGAAAACCAGTCCACCACCATCAAAAATCGCCGGCCATCGTGCCGGCGTTTTTCGTTTGTCGTAAATTCGAACCATGGTCACAATTTTCACCACAACGCCAACATTGGATGACGTGATTTCGGTTGCCGATTTGAAATCGCATTTGCGCGTTGATGTCAACGATGACGATGCGTTGATTGAAGCATTCCGCGACACCGCAATTTCATTTGTTCAACAAATCACCAATCGCGTTTTGGGCGATGTTGATGCGGTTGTGTATTTGGACAAATGGCAAAACGTCACATTGGATGTTGGACCGGTGAACACAATTGAATCGGTTGAATACATTGACGAAAACGGAAACGTGCAAACGTTACCAACCACCAATTGGTTTTCAGACATCGCCGGCGCGCATGGCCGCATTCGTTTTCACGATGTGCCATCGTTGTATGATTACGCGTTGAACCGCGTGATTGTCAATTGCAACGTAGGCCATGCCGAAAACGCGATTCCCGCGCCCGTGATTCACGCCATTCGATTGTTGGTTGGTCACATGTACGAAAACCGAACGGCGGCCGAAATTCGGTCCGTGAATGAAATTCCGTTTGGCGTTCATTCGTTGTTGTCACCATTCCGAATTTTTGGGTGATGCGCATTGGTAAATTGGACCGCCGCGTTGCCATCGAACGATTCACCGAAACCATCAACAATTTCGGCGAACGCGAATTGACGTGGACCACCGCGTTTGCATGTTGGGCATCGTTGGCCATCATCAAAACCGGTTCAACCGAAAAATTGGTTGATGGTGCGGAACGCGCCGTGAAAATGGCCGAATGGACCATTCGCAACACCAGCGATTCGCGAACCATCACGCCGGGTGACCGGCTGGTGTACGATGGCAAAATTTTCGACATCGTTGCCGTTCATGAATTGGAACGCGGCGTTGATTTTCGTTTGATTACCGAACACGTTTCGTGATGGCTGAAATGGTTGCTGGCATCCAAGGCATGCGCCAATTGGAACGCAAGTTGAACAAATTGCATTCGCGATACTTGGAAACAAATACGCGGTTGCGATTGATAAACGAAACCGCCGCGAATTTGTACGTCCGGGCGATGAAACGCGCCATCACATCATCCACGGAAACAATCATTGTCACACGCGGCGACAATAAAAAACCGCTCAAAATCAAGCCGGGAACCTACAAACGTTCAATTGGTTCGTGGTTGATTTCCGACGATGGCAACGCATATTGGGCCGGGCCACGAACCGGCCGCAAAGTTGGGCCAACGCGTGATGCGTGGTTTGCGTATATTGTCGAATCAGACCAACAATATATTGATGGCGTGAACCACAACGCCGGCGTGATTGAATCGGTGATTGAATCCCGCAAAAAAGGAATCGAGGCGTGGCGCATGCGGCAATTGGTGGCATATCAAAAGCAAGTTGAATCCGAATTGGCCCGAACAAAATGAACGTTGGAATCGCGATTTTCGAATTGTTGTCGAACGCCACCGATGTTGTGGCCGATGTCGGCAACCGGATTTTTCCGGCCACGGCGGCGCAATCAAAAACGTTGCCGTTCATCACCTACGATGTTATCACGATTGCACCGAACGACACCAAAACCGGTCCGTCACTGGTGGATGAAATCGACGTTGAAATTGTTTGTCATGCGGCAACGTATGCCAGCGCATCAACCATCCAAAACAACGTTCGAATCGCATTGGACCGGGTGCCATTTCAAAACGATGATGTGGCCGTTGAATCGTTCCAATTTCAAACCGGTTCAATGGAGGTTGTCGATTCACCACGCAAATATTTTGCCGTGCTGGAATTTCAGGCGCATGTACGCCGCGAAGCCGGTGCGGTGTATTTGGGGCAACCGGTGGCCGTCACTGATGGTGACGGAAGCATTCACCAAATCCAGCCGGGCGGAACGTATCAATGCATCCAAAATGCGCCGCCAATTTCCGAATTGCCACCGCCGGCGGCCGGTCACATCTACGCGCGAATCGTTCCATGGGACGGATTGCAAACGTTCAATGAAACCGGTTCGGTGGAATGGCACCGCGCCGCCGGGACGTATGATTACACATTGCCCGTGAATCCATTGAACACCGCGATTCGCGCGAACGGATATTTCCCGGATGACGCGCATTCGCTTCTGATGTTTGACAATCGGTTTGGGAATCGCTACCGGTGGACAAATGATTTGGGGGAACAATTCGTTGAAGATTTCCACAAATCAGCATCGAACAATTCCCAAAATCCAAAAATGTGTTTTGACCATTTGACCGGGTTGATTGTGTATGTGATGCGGGCGCAAACCGAACGTTTGCATTTGACGCAATCCGAATGGATTGAATGGGCAAATTCCTTGGATTACGGCGGCCAATCATGGCGATTGGCGGACGTTTCCGAATTCGTCGGAATGTTTGAATATACCGATTACGTCAATGCGTGGGGTGGTGCCTACACACCATTCATTGACCCACATTTGAGGCAATACGGCGGCAATTTGGTTTTCGGCAATCGCACAAAGGACAACCAAATTTCATACGCGGTGACCAACGGCCCCACGTTTGGCTATGCGTCAAATTTGGCATCGACATTCCATCACGGATTGATTGTCGCGAATCAATACAATTGATGCGTTCGAAATTCCTAAATTTGAATCATGGACATCAAACCACAACGGAACGTCACCATCAACGGATTGAAATATTTGGCCGGCGAAACTTATTCGGTCAACTACACCACGTTCACCAAAATGATTGCCGCCGGTTGCATGAAATCAGACATGGAACCAGCATGTCCGGCCGCCACAATCGAAGCAAGCGAAGCGGCCGAACCGGCACCGGAATCGAAACCAGCGGCGCGGCGAACGCGGCGTTCAAAAACCAATGAAACGAAATAAGACATGGCACAATCAACCGGATTCATCAACGCCACGAACGTAAAATTCGCGGCCGTTGAAACGGGCGGAACAATCGCCGTCATCAATGATGTCAAGGAATGTTCCGTGACCATCACAACCGATATTCGGGACATCACCAACAAAGATGATGACGGATGGAAAAACATTTTGCCGGGACTCAAATCGGCATCATGCGCGATGACCGCGTTTGTTGCCTACGGCAACGATTTCAATTTTCAGGAATTCCAAAATGCCCAATTGAACGGGACGGAAATTGACATTGAAATTCGTGTGGGCGCAACGGGAACCGGTGCCGATGATGGCGACCGCGTTTACCAAATGTCCGGATTCATCACCAGCGTTGAATTGTCATCGGCATTCGAGGAAACGCAAGAGTTTTCCGTCAATTTCGACATCAACGGCGCGGTGACCTTTGCGCAACAATAATTGACCAGCGATGACGGAAATTGAAATTGACGGCCGGAAATGGCCAATGCGCGCCACAATCGGTGCGTGGAAACGTTTTGAGGAAACCACGGGAAAAAAATTGTCCCAATTGAATTCAAATCCGGGTGAACCGGATGTTCAAGGTTTTTGCGAATTGGCGTTTCATTTTGTCGTGGCCGGATGCAAAAGAAACGGCACCGAATTCAAAATGTCGGTGGACGAATTTTTGGATTCAATCGAAATTTCCGACATGGAAAACGTTGCGTTGGGCGTTGCAAATTTGTTGGACGCGAACAACCAAAAAAAACATCCGACGAAAACGAGGTGACCGAATCGTTGACGTTGGACCGAATTATTGAAATCGGGTTGGGCCACATGCGGTTTGACCCGATTTCGTTTTTTGAAATGACCATTGACGAATTCGAATGCGCGGTTCGTGGTTTTCACGAAATCACCGAAATTCGAGAACAACAAAATTGGGAACGGACGCGATGGTTGGCCACAATCATTTTGCAACCGCACACCAAAAAAAATCACCGGTTGCGCCCAACGGACATTGCCCAATTTCCGTGGGAACAACCAAAACGAAAATCCGCAATTGATGGCGAATCATTGTTGCGACAAATGATAAAATGATGGCAAAGGGAATTGGTTCATTGCTGGTGACGTTGGGATTGGATACGCGTTCAATGGACAAGGCAATTGGACGCGCAATGGGAAAATTCCGCGCGTTCGGCCGAAACATGAAACGCGTTGGTCGCACCATGTCGGCATCAGTCACGGCACCATTGGCGGCCATTGGTGCAACGTCATTCCAAACCGCATCGCAATTTGGATTGGCCATGGCAAAGGTTCAAGCGGTTTCCGGTGCGACCGCCGATGAATTTGCGCGCCTCGAATCCAATGCGAAGGAACTTGGACGGACCACCATTTTCACCGCATCCGATGTGGCCGGGTTACAATTGGAATTCGCAAAACTGGGATTCACCGCCACGGAAATTGAAGGCGTGACGGCGGCCACATTATCGTTGGCACAGGCCACGGATTCGGATTTGGCACAAGCGGCCGAGGTTGCCGGCGCAACGTTGCGCGGATTCGGTTTGGACGTGTCGCAAACCACGCATGTAACCGATGTCATGGCCACCGCGTTTTCATCGTCCGCATTGGACATGGAATCGTTTCAGGATGCGATGAAATATGTTGCACCGGTCGCGGCGGCCGCCGGCGTTTCGATTGAAGAAACAACCGCGATGTTGGGCCAAATGGCCAACGCCGGAATCAAAGGTTCGCAAGCGGGAACGTCATTGCGGATGATATTTCAACAAATGGCCGCCGGCGGTGGTGATGTGGGGGAACGAATGGCCCAATTGGCGGAATCCGGATTGACATTGGACGCGGCATTCGATGAGGTTGGCCGCCGGGCGCAAACCGCGTTGTTGGTTTTGGGCGAAAACAAATCCGGCGTGGACCAATTGACCGAATCGTTCCGGAACGCCGATGGTGCGGCGGCCGGCATGGCGGCAATCATGGACAACACAAGTGCCGGCGCAATGGCGCGGATGCAATCGGCCATTGAAGGCGCGCAAATCGCATTGGGAACGGCGTTGGCACCGACCATGGAAAAATTGGCCAATTTCGTTGGGCGCGTGGCCGAAGCATTTTCGAACATGTCGCCGGCCATGCGGCAAACCATGATGATTGTTGGCGGCATCGCGGCGGCCATTGGTCCGTTGCTGGTTTTTTTGCCGCAAATCATCGCCGGTTTTGGTTTGATTGCCGGCGTAATAACGGGACCAGTTTTGGCGGCGGTGGCCGGCGTGATTGCCGCCGTGGCATTGATTCGGGCCAATTGGGAATCCATCGTGGCATATTTCACCACCGGCGATGGCGTGGCGTTTTTGGACGGACTGAAAAACATGTTCATTGCCGCCGTTGATACCATCGTTGGCGTTTGGGATTTTTTGGTGGCGGCATTGACGTTATATTGGGAATGGTTCGGCGACATCATCACCAACAAAATTGCCCGTGCGTTTGATTTCGTGGTTGATGTTTTGACCGGCGCGTTTGACATCATCCAAAATGCGTTGGGCATTTTCATCGGTTTGTTCACCGGCGATTGGGACCGAATGTGGCAATCATTGGTCAACGTTTTGGTTGGTGCGGCCCAATTGATTTTGCGTGGGGTTGATTTCCTCATTGGCGAATTGTTGGGCATGATTGATTTTGGTTTGAACGCCATTGGCGTTGAATCGAATTTGTTGGGCGGTTGGGAATCTATGATGACGGGCGCGGCCGAATTTTTGGCCGGGTTGCGCTACGAATTCGAGGAAACCGAAACCACCGGTTCAAACTTGTTCAAAACCTTGTCAAAGGGATTTGGAATGTTCGGTGGTGGTGGTGGTGCGGCAAAACCAAATGCCGCGATGAATACACCAGCGGCGGCCACGGCCGATGTTGCGCCGATTGATACGCGGAAACTGGTTGTTGGTCCATCGTTGATGGACACGTTGCAATTGCCCGAACAAACGAAATTCCGGCAATGGTTCAACGCGTTCAATGACGAATTGGTGAATTCCAATGAGTTTTTCGAACAAATGGCCAATTCGGCGCAAATGATGGGCGAACAATTCGGTGACGCATTTGCGCAAATCATCATGGGCGCGGAGGGCGGACGCGAAGCAATGAAACAAGCATTGTCAAACATCGTTGACACGGCATTTAAGGCGGCCACGGCGCATGCGATTCAAGCGGCCACGGCAACCGGTGCCAACGCTGGTCCGGCGGCCGCGTTTGTCATTCCAACGTTGATTGCATCCGGAATGGCGTTGGTGCGTGGTGTGTTCAAGGGATTGACCGGATTTGCCAATGGCGGCATTGTTTCCGGGCCGGTGGCCGGTTTGGTCGGCGAATATGCCGGCGCGCGCGCAAACCCCGAAGTCATCGCGCCATTGAACAAATTGCGTTCGTTGATTGGTGACACCGGAACGAACGTGGTGGTCACCGGCCGCATTAGCGGAAATGACATTTTGATTTCGAACGAACGTGCGATGTTTGACCGGTCACGCGTTCGCGGATTTTGACGGAATGAAAAAAAAAGTTCACGAAAGTATTGCGCGGGATGAATCTTTGTGTACATTTACACCATGAACAACGCACAACACAACACCACGATGAACACCGCAACCACCACCACCGATTTCAACGCCACGTTGACCGCCAAATTTTACGCCGTGGAATTGACCTTCGAACGCGACATTTTCGGCGAAACGCACCGGTCCGAAAACATCCGTTTGGAATACAAAGGCCGCACCGCGTTTCCGGGCGGCCGTGCGAAAGATTACGCGAAACAATGGCGCGCACAAGCCATCGCCAAAGGCATTCGCATCGAATCAATCAAATTCGTTGCCATCTAATTCACCAGCAATCAACGCCGCCCGGAATCGCCGGGCGGCATCATTAAACAACACACATCACCATGAAATCAAATCCCAATAATTGGTCCGTGAACAATCTTGGAAACGGAATGCAGGAAATAACAAACGGCACATTTTGTTTCATTGTCGGTTGATAGATGAAACCACCAGCATCAAACGCCATGCGATTTCGCGTGGCGTTTTTGTTTGCGATGAATTCCCGAAATTTCAGGCATGGCAAACGCAACAAAATATTTCGCGGAATTCACGGATTTGTTCGGGCAACAATGGCGAATCAACATCCATGATTCCGAATTTGCCGGCACGGAACCAACGGAATTCACGTTGGGCGCATCCGGGTTTTCCTTGTCTTACAAAGGCGACACGGAAAACGTTTTTCAACCGGTCATTGGTTCGTCCGTTCAATTCGAATTCATTGAACAAACCGCCGCACACACGGCGTTCATCAATGCGTTGGCCACGGCCGCCGAATCGCGATTTTCGGTCACCATTCACAAATTGGTTGGCGGTTCGTATCAATTGGAATGGTTCGGCGTTTTGTTATCCGACCAATGGACCATGATGAACGAACCATTGCCGCGTTCATCCATGTTGACCGCATCCGATGATTTGGGCAATTTGAAACGGATTGCATACAAATCGGACCCGGCCACGGCGTACACCGGCCACGCCACGTTGATTGAACATTTGGTGAACGCGTTGGCCAAAACACGGGCGTTGCATCCGTTCGAAACCAATGACGATTTCGTTCGAGTGGCCGACGATTTTAAGGCAACGAACATGTCCGTGACAAATCGGTTCATGGAAAACATCCGAACGCATCATGAATCGTTTTGGGCCATCGACGATGACGGCAACCGGGAATTCATGACGGCATTTGACGTGGTGCGGAACGTGTGCAAATCGCAAAACGCCCGGTTGTTTTTGGCCGGTGGCGTTTTCTACTTTGTGCCAATTGGCGCGTATCAAAACAACACGGCGATTGCGTTTCATAATTACGACATCAACGGCGATTTTGTAGGGACCAGCACGGCCACGGAAACGTTGTTGGCCACGGGAACCGATTTGGTCCAAATGGCCGGCAATGAGAAACGATTTACGCCGCCATTAAGCGAAGCAAAACGAACGCGCGAATACAACGGCAATGCGCCGGTGGTTTGGTCGCCGTATATAGCCCAAAACGCGTTCACAACGGCCATCACGGATTTTGGCGTTGACTACTTTGCCGGGCAACTCATCAATTTTGTTGGCGTGGTGAACGTCACGTTGCCGGGCGTGGACCCGGCATTTGGAATTTCGGACGCGGATGAACGCGTTGGTCGCATTGGGATTGGCGTTCAATTCAAATGCGGTTCGCAATACGCCACGGCCGCCATCACGTTTGGTGGACAAGGAAATTTCGGATTTGATGATGGTTCGGTTGGAACGTATGATTTGGCCAATTACGGGCCGTTGGACTGGTCCGGCACCAGCGGAACCACAACGTTTTTGTCCGAACCATTCGACCGCAACAACGGCACAAATCAAAACATTGGATTGACGTTTACAACGGGCGCATTGCCTTCGACGCAATCCGGGTTGGAAATCACGTTGTCAATTTATTTGGTGACCAATGACGGAACGTTTGTGGCCATTGACGATGGTTTGAACGTGGCGGATGCGCCGGCATACTTTGCGCAAAACGTTCGGGCATATCGTGCGGACGTGGACGGCGGCGGTTCCGAAATCACATTTTCGGCAATTGGCGATGAGGTGAACCGCGCAATCAAAATTGATGACGTGGTGACGTTGGGCGACCGAATCAGCGATTCCGAACGCGGCGTTTTGTCCATTTGGGATGGTTCGGATTGGACGGATGCCGCCGGTTGGAATTCGTCCAATTACACCGGGACGGGCGTTGGAATTAACCGATTGGCCGTGAATGAAATTTTGCGCACCATGCGCAATCCAATTCCGATTTGGGCCGGTCAAATCCATGTGGCCGCACCAAACACCATCGGCGCGTTGGTGACCATGTTGAACACGATTGAAATTGATTCGGACGTGTTTTTGTTCACGGAATTCACGATGAACACCAATGCGCGAATTTTGGATTTTGAGGCGGCCCGAATTCAACGTGACACCACCAACATCACCGAAGCCACCACCGGCAAAAAAAACGTGTCCGATGAGGTCACGCCCGGCGGTTTCAATCCGGGCAACGATTCCAACGGATTATCAAACGCCGTTGGCACCGCCGGCACGGCCATCGCCAATTTGGAATCAACCACGGCGGCCATTCAAACCAAAACCGATTTCATCACCATCACACAATCCGTCAATTTGGATTCGGTGGAATCAACCACCAATTCCAATGCGGCATCCGTTGTTTCGTTGACCAACAAATTGTCGTATTTGCTGGGAACGTTTCAACCCAAAGATGACCCCGGCAACACCATCACGAAGGTTGTTTATGCCGATGGAAAAACGGATGGTTTGGAAATGTCATTGACGCAAACCACGGCGGCGTTCACATCCAATTCAGGCAACACGGCCGTTTCGATTTCGGAACAATCGCCCGGAAAATTTGTGGTGGATTTGCAAGATGAATCCACCGGTTCATCCACCGCCATTTTTGCCACCGGCGATTCACGCGGCAACCGCGTTGGTGTCAACACCTCATCGCCGTCATTTGAATTGGATGTGGTGGGCCGGTTGGGCGTTTCGGGCATGGCCACGTTTGCCGATGTGGTCGAGGCGTTGAACGTTGCCATTGCCGAACGTTTGTCATTTGCTACGAATGCGGAATTGACACCGGCCAACGGCGAAATGGTTTTTGATAGTGACCGCACCGCGTTCGTTTTGGGAATCGGAACGGCGGCCGTGGACATGGAAAATGATTGGTGGATTTGTCGGAACAATACCGGCACCAGCATCGCCGCCGGCGTTCCGGTGTACGTCAACGGGACGTTGGGCGCATCCGGTCGCAAAACCATCGCGCCAATGATTGCGGACGGCACAATTGACGCACGTTATTTCATCGGCGTGACGGCCGAAGCCATTGCCAATGGCGCGGATGGTGTCGTGTTCGATAGGGGAACCATTCGCGGCGTTTCGTTGTCCGGATTCACGGATGGTGACGTGTTGTTTGTGTCGCAAACCACGGCGGGAACATGGACCACAACCGAACCGGCATCCGGAATGGTTTTGGCGGCCGCGTTTGTCATCCACGCCGCGTCAAACGGCGTGATGGCGGTGCGAAACAACGGCGAATCATCCGGCGGTGGTGGTGGCACCAGCGGCAACGCATTTGAAACAATCGCCGTGTCCGGTCAATCATCCATTGTGGCGGATTCATCCACGGACACGTTGACCATTGCCGCCGGAACGAACGCCGTGGTCACCACCAACGCGGCCACGGACACGTTGACCATTGCGGTTTCATCCACGCCAACGTTTGCGTCCATTTTATCGACCGGCGCAATTTCCGCCATTGGGACAATTTCAACGTTGGGTTCATTTTCCGCGCAAGGTTCGGCCACGTTCACATCCGATTTGACGTGCGGTGGAACGTTCACGTCCAATGGTGCCATCATCGGTTCCGGTGGATTGACGTTCACCAGCGGCGGCACATCCATCATCGGACCAAATAATTCGTTGCCGAATCAACCGGCGGACCTTGAAATTCGGTCCAATGGAAACGTGGTGGTGGTTTTGGATTACGACGACAACGAAACCGGGCAATCATTCGAAATCAAAAACGGCGATGGAACCACCATTTTCAAAGTTGACGAAACCGGCATCACATCGGGATTGTTGACCACGGCCGCGCCGGTTGTTTCGGGTTTGTCCGGCTCATATCAGCAAGGCGCAAACGCCACGGCGACGATTTCAAATCACGTCAACGGGCGAACGTATGTGGGGGCCATTTACGATTCAAGCGGCACCGAAATCACCGCCAACCCGGTTTCAATTGATTCATCGGGCAACGTGTCATTTGTTGTTCCAACATCCATTGCGACCGATTACGAAATGCGCATTGTTGGCGTAGATGCTGGTAAATTTCAATCCCTTGAAACCATCGAAACATTTGACGTGACACCATCGCGAACGTTTACGCATTGGCGATTTCAGGTCAAACACGATGGCGGCGAACCGGGTTCACGATATGTGATGGCATACAATATTGACATGTTTGAAGGTTCCAACGCCACCGGCACAAAACATCCGTCCGCCGCACTCACATCGGCAACATCATTGGCCGGTTTGGTTGTGACGTGGGGTTATTCATATCCCGGCCGCGAATTTTGGAAATGTTTTGACGCGAATGAAACCGGCACCGATTGGTGGACAATTTCCAGCCCAACCGGCACCGATTGGGGCCAATTGGAATTTGACACGGCAATAACCATTGCATCCGTTCAATTGACATTCCGCGACCAATTTTCGAATGCCAATGAATTAGTGGTTTTGGGTTCAAATACGGGCGATTTTTCAGGCGAGGAAATCGAATGTGCAAAGTTTGATTTGCCGGATGGCACCAACGATACAATCACAATCACAATCAACATTTGACATGAACATTGACGATGGCGCAACACACGAAATCAATTCCCGGTGGCCGGTTCACAAACAACGCAATTGCGGGATGATGTGGGATTGGTACGGCGTGGGATTTTTCAAAAAAATGGTTTCGGGAATTCAATTGGTGCGTGACCATCACGCCGCGTTGAAATCAGCCGGCGAAACGGAATGGTCCATGCCGCCCGAATTGACATCGTTGTTGGATTCATTGGCCGCCGGTGATTCGTAATTTGCGGTCATGGATTCACCAACAATTTGGTCATTGGTCGCAATGGCATTGGCGAACGCCGGTGCGCTGGTTCACCAGCATGTCAAAACGCAAACGATTTTGGCCCGGCAACACGAACGAATCAAACGTTTGGAATCCGACAATTCCGATTTGAAATTGATGGTTCGCGAAGTTGTGGACGGCATCCACGAAATTCGAAATTTGTTGGCGGCCAATTCCATTCGATGACCATGCGCGCAATCAACCGCATCATCATTCATTGTTCGGCCACGCCCGAATCCATGGACATTGGCGTTGAACAAATCCGATTGTGGCACACGGCCCCAAAACCGCGCGGCAATGGTTGGCGGGATGTGGGATACCATTACGTCATCAAACGCGATGGCACGTTGGAATTCGGGCGGCCGGTGCATGAAATCGGCGCGCATGTTCGCGGCCACAATCATGATTCAATTGGCATTTGCTACGTTGGCGGCATGCGCGATGGTGAACCATTCGACACGATGACCGAACATCAGGAAATGACCATGATTCATTTGGTGAAATCGTTGCGCATGGTTTTCGGGCCGATGAGGTTGCACGGCCACAACGAATTTGCCGCGAAGGCATGTCCATCGTTTGACGTTCAATCAAAATATTCGTGGTTACTTTGATGCCATGGAATTCATCACCGAAAATTGGGCCGAACTGGTTTTGGCCGCATTGACATTCGCAAAAGTCATTGTCAATTTGTTGCCGTCCGAATCACCGGCACACGGCGTTTTTGAATACTTGGACCGAATCATTACGGCCGTCACCGGTGACAAACGGAAAACGCCACCAAACGATTTGTGATGGCGTTGCCGGGATGGTTTGCGAAGGTTGCCGGCAATTTGGATGTGTCCGAAGCATTCAAAACAAAGGGTGATTTGCAACGATGGTCCGCAAAACGGACCATTGGTGGATTGATTGCAACCACGGCATGTGCGGACATCGTTGAACACGGCGTGACGTGGCCGGCGGTGGTGATGTGTGCCATTGCCATCATTCCAATTTCATTGTCCATGTTCGAAAGGGATTGACGATATTTGCGGACGTGTTTTGGTGAACACGTTGTTGTGTGTTTGGTAACCGGTGGCCGTGGTGGTCACCGGTTTTTTTGGGCCGGAATCGTGGAATGAAAAAAAAAGTTCACGAAAGTATTGCGCGGAATGAATCTTTGTGTACATTTACGCCATCAAACAACACACACACACAACACACATCACCATGACCAGCGCACAACAACACCACATCGCGATGAATTACACGTTCACCATTGAAGCGGCATGCGGATATTCGCAAACCGCATTTTCAAACGTTTTGGCATTGGCATCATTGCCGCAATTCACTTTGGACACCATTGTTACAAATCGCCACGTTTACGGCAATGGCGGCATGTGGTTCAAATTGACGCACAAAGACGGCCGGACGTGGTTGTTGTCCGTTGGCGTGAACGAAATTGGTTCATGGACATGTTTGCACGACTACAAATCGAAAACCGGTGAATTCAAGCCGGCCACGGATGCCAATTCGGTTGCCTTTGACAAAATGGTTGAAAAACTCATTGGCAAAAATCGCCACGGCGAAACAATCGCGAACGCCTAATTCACACCAGTAACCAACGCCGCCCGGATTTGCCGGGCGGCATCACCAAACACCATGTCAAACACCATGACACATTCCCACATCACCAACGCCGAACGCGGTTCACACATGAAAAAAATGGCGCACGATTTGCGCAAAATCGTCCGTGATTTCGGCAAAGTTCCAAATGTTGCGATTGGCGTTCATCACGAAATCATGGCGGACCATGTTGAATATTTCGGCGAAATAACATGCGACACGTTGACGCATGGTCAATTCCTCATCATTTGGCGCGCGTTGCGCGCCATGTTCGGCAAATTGAATGTTGAATTTTCCGAATCGGCCGATGGCGTTTCATTCCATGTGATTGAATCGTTTTGGTGGACCGCCGACGAAATTGCACAAGTCACCACCGATTGACCAAAACACAAACCGCCGTCCGGAATCGCCGGGCGGCATTTTCACCACCATTCATGGCACACATCAAATCAACATCATTCCCTGAAAATCCATGTGCGGATTTTTATGAATGGTATGCAACCATCCATGGAACATGCCCGGCGGCGATTCGGGCCGCATTTACGCCATTTGGCGAACGCCGGCAACCGAAACCACGTCAAAACGATTTCAACGCCGTCATGGCCCGTTTCCGTGCGTCACTTTGGGCGCAACCAAATCAGACATCAAACCAACCACGATGAAAAAACGAATTGTTCAAATGACGCGCCGACCACAATTTGATTGGGACGGCAAAACGGGCCGCATGTATGCGTTCGAACTCAAATTTGACGATGGAACAACCGGAATGGCCAACGCCAAATCGGAATCGCCATGGTACAAATTGAACGATGAGGTTGCCGTTTCAATCCATGGTGAACGCAATGGTTTTCCCGGCGTTCGCATTCAAAATCCGGAATGGTCGCAAGGTCCAAAACCCAACGCCGGCGGAACCAGTAACCAACGCCCGAATTCATCCGTGATGGCCCGTTGGGCCATTGATGCCGCCATTGCCAATGCCGCCATGGCTGGTTCCGGGAAAATCCATCCGGACGCAATCCGCGAATCCGCCAAACAATTCATGGACATGGCCGAACAATTAGCCATTCACCACAAAAACACGTTCCAATGAAAACCACACCACCGAACCACAACAAACGTTGGACCGCATCCGATGACGCAAAATTGACGATGATGTGGGCGCATGGCGTTTCCTACAATGACATTGCCGAATTTTTGGGCCGCACAAGTGAGGCGGTACAATGGCGCGTCAAAAGTTTGAATTTGCGTGACATGTCCAACGATGAATTGGCGCGCGAAACCGGCCCGGTTTTGCCGGGTGAAAATGGTGAATTTGTCGCCGTAGGAACAAAGGACGATTTGCCACCACGCAAAGATTCGGACAATGTGAACCGGAAAACCGGGAAACCAGCGTTGCCGAAACGCATTCCAATTGAAATGGTTGAACGGCGTTTTTTGTGGGGCATGATTGAGGTTGTGCGGTGGAAATATGCCAGCACACACAACATGACGTTTCACGCCGTCAAATCGGGCGAAAATGGTTTTCCGCCATCCGTTGAAATCGTTGCGCCATGATTGAAATTGATTGGGCCGGAATCAACCGGCGAAAAAAACGGGAATTGGCGGATTTGGTTTTGGACCAAATGCGATTGAAACGGGAATTGATGGCGTTGGCGCATCGTGCCGGACATGCACAAAACGCCGTTGATTTGAACACGTCCGTTTCGGGATTGGCGGCCGATGAGGTTGCCAAATTGACGGCCGAATTTCGAACCAAATTGAACCGATTTCAGCAAATCGAAGAACGAAAAACATCGTTGCGAATTGGCATCATCAAAACCGAATTCAAAATTCAAACGTCATGAAACCATTGAACAAATTTGTCGTCAAACACTATGGTTCGCAAAAATCGTTGGCCGAATCATTAGGCGTTGCCGAACACACAATTTCGCGATGGATGAAACGCGAACCGGCGCAAATGATGCGCCATGCGTTCGCGATGTCCGAAGGGAAACCGAATAAGGAACGCAAACGATTCATTGCGGATTTGGCGGCGGCAATCATGGACCAAATTGAAACCATGAACCAAAATTGATTCATGGATGATTTCACCAAAACATTCATCATCATCCCGGAATCAATCCAACGCATCCGGGAAATTGATTGGCCGCACCGCGCTATTTGGGGCATCATCCACGCGTTTTCGCACAATGGCGGGACGTGCTGGTTATCCGTTGACCAAATCGCCGAACGCATCCACCGCAAACGCCGGCAAACATCATCCATGATTCAAAAATTGATTGACCTTGAATTGATTGAGGTTGTTTCATACAATGGTCACCGCCGCATGTTGCGGACCACGGGCAAATTTGAGGTTCCCGAACATGCGCGGAATTCCGCACATGTGCAATCCGCCGCGCATCAGACAAGCGGAAAACCGCGCACAAGACAAGCGGAAAACCGCGCACCAGTTGAGCGGAATTCCGCGCACATAGAAAATAGTTTAAGAAAAAAAACAGAACAAAATTCAAATCCGGACGAAAAAAAATTGGTTCCCAAAAAATCCATGGCAAAATCAACCGGCGCATCCGGGCAAAAACCGGAATCAATTGAAGCATGCCGGGCATATTTCGCTGAATTGAATTCCAATGACGCGGACGCGTTTTTTGATTATTGGGAATCGGTCGGTTGGAAACGGCGAACGGGCAAAATCGTTTGTTGGAAATCAACCGCGCGGAATTGGGTACGTCGAAGCAAAAACACACCAAATGCACAAGTTGACAAAAACAAACCATTCGACGCGGGAAATGCGTTCCAATGGGCCACGAAATGAAATAATTGCCGCCCGGCGCGAACGCCAAACGGCACAATTGGAAATTTTGAAAAATGGCGTTGCCGATGTCATCGCGAATCAATCGCCAAAATCATTGTTTGATGCTGGTTTGCCAATTACGGCCGGATTGAGCATTGACCGCGCCGCAACAAAAATGATTTTGTTGGCCGAACTGGTCCGGACATGGCGCGCCGTTCGTTTGCCGGATTCGCGTTCATGGCAAAATCAAGACGATTTGCAAACGGCAATTGATGACGTGGTTGAATTGTTCCCAACGTTGAAAATTGAGGAATTCGCGCGCGTGATGACGATGATTCGGCGCGGTGAAATTACCATGTATGGCCGATTTGATACGCCGTCACTCATCGCCGCGTTGCGTGATTATGAATCGCAATACTCCACCACGTTTCGCGAAAATGCGCACCACGAACGCGCCCACAACGAATTGAAAACGCAAACCAGCGACCGACCATCACCGGCCGATGTCAAACGATTTTCGGAATTTGTGAAATCGTTGGATTTGCCACGGCCCAAAAAAACCATTGCGGAATTGGGCGGTTCAATTCAATTGTCCGAATCGGAAATGTTGGCCATCACCAAACCATTCAACCATGAAACAAAAGACACCACAACGGAAACGGATTGATTCGTTGCCGAACTACGAAAAACCATTTTCGCGCGTGGCGGAAATTCGGCGCGGTGATGAATTCACACCAGCCGAACGGGAACAAATCGCATCAAACATCATTGCATTCATTGTGGCGGCGCAAATGGAAACCACGCGCAATCAATTTGGCGTGATGGTGGTTGAACACAAGCCAATGACCTTTGAACAAATGCATTGGTTGGGCGCGGTTCATGACGATGTTTTGGGCCGAATCAATCACGCATAAAAAACAAACCATGCCGTCAATCAATCGCAAGGCAACGCCCAATCCATGGTCATCACATGGCAAATCCGACCGGCCAACGCCACAAGACAAACGATATTTCACGGCCGCGTGGAAACGTGCGCGTGATGGCTTCAAACGAAAACATCCAACGTGCAATGAATGCGGTGATTGGGCCAATGTGGTTGACCACATCACGCCCGTTCGCGCTGGTGGTGAATTTTGGGATTCGTCCAATTGGCAATCACTTTGTACGTCATGCCACAACCGAAAATCCGCATTGGAACGCATCCAATATCAGTCAAACAACAACACCAAATCGTGACCGGGTATGGGGTCCGGAAAACCATTTGGCGTTCCCGGTCCATCGCCGCCGTTTAAGGGGGCGAACAAATGTTGTCCCAAACCAAAAGGGGAACCGGCCCGAAATGGTCATTTTGTATTGAAATAAACCGAACATGAATGCAAAACAAAAACGTATGACCGGCCAATTATTGGCCGATTATGAATCGCGAACGGAAATCACGCCCGGCGTTCGGGAATTGATTTCAACGTTGGCATGTGTCATCATCGAAGAAACGGACCTGCAAACGTTCGTGAACAAAAATGGCACAACGTATCAAGTTCGCGGCAAATCCGGCGACATGTATTCGCGCGCGTGGCCGGAATGGCAACAATTGAAGGAAACGCGTTTAAGAAAACAAGCATTGGTACAATACATTGAACGCAAAATTGCCGGCACCGATGACACGGATGAATTGACCGAACTTTTGTCCCGGCGCGATGGGTGATGAACTGAAAAACGATGTGGCGCACCAGTACGCGCGGGACGTGGTTTCGGGCAAAATCATCGCCGGGAAATATTGCCGCGCGGCATGCCAAAGGTATTTGCGCGATTTGGACGAATGCGAGGAACGCGGCATTGTGTTCAAACCGAATGTGGCGCGCGCCTACATGGATTTTTTCACGAAATTTTTGCGGCATACCATGGGCGCGTTTGCGAATGAACCATTCGTTCCGTTGCCATGGCAACAATTCGTTTTGTGGAACTTGTATGGCTGGTTTCGGGACGATGGAACGCGCCGGTTCAATTACGCATATCTTGCGGTTGGCCGGAAAAACGGGAAAACAACGTTGTTGGCCGGAATGGCGTTGGCCGGACTGGTGATGGACATGGAACACGCCGCCGAAATTTACTTTGCCGCCACGAAACGCGAACAAGCGAAAATCGGATTCAACGAAACGTTCCGAATGGCAACGGCACAAACGCCGTTGCGAAAATATTTGGAACCGCGAAAACATGACATTTTGTTTCCAAAAATCAATGCGCGGTTGACGTATTTGAGCGCGGACAAACAAACCATGGACGGCACAAACCCACATTTGGCCATCGTGGATGAATACCATGCCCACGCCACCGATGAGGTTTCGAACGTGTTGCGTTCGGGCATGCAATCCCGGAAAAATCCGTTGCACGTCACAATCACCACCGCCGGATTCAACATTGGCGGCCCGTGTCACGAAATGCAAAAATCCGTCAAACAAATTTTGGACGGAATCAAACACGATGATTCCCAATTTGCCATCATTTACGAATTGGACGCGGACGATGATTGGGCGGATGAATCGGTTTGGGCAAAGGCAAATCCAAGTTTGGGCGAAACGATTTCAACGAAATTGTTGCGAAACCAGTTCCAGCAAGCGCGAAATATGGGCGGTTCGCGCATCACGGAATTCAAAACCAAACATTGCAATTTGTGGGTGCAATCTTCGAAAACTTGGATTGAATCGGACGTGTTTGATGCATGCGTGGACACCGCCACGCCGGATTTGACCGGTGCGGAATGTTGGGCCGGTTTGGACCTTGCTTCGGTTTCCGACATGACGGCATTGATGTTGGTTTTTCCGATTGATGACACATTGGTTGTTCGAGGTCATTATTTCATGCCTTCGGACGCAATCAACCGCGCGTTGCAAGCCGATTCCGGCCACATTTACGGCCAATTCCAGCAATTGCCGAACATGCATGTGACGGATGGAAACGTGACCGATTATCAGTCAATCCGGCGCATTTTGTCCGGCGTTTATGCCACGCCAACCGGACCGGAATTTGACGAATCGTGTTTGATGGCCCGTCACGATGTGAAATGCGTGGCGTTTGACCGCTACAATTCAACCCAAATTGCCATTGATTTGACGGATGATGGATGCCCGGTTGTTCCCTACGGACAAGGGTTCATCAGCATGTCACCACCGGCAAAGGAATTGGAAATTTTGATTCGAACCGGCCGGTTGAAATTTGATGGTGACCCGGTTTTGAAATGGGCGTTGCAAAATGTGGAATTGCGCGTTGACCCGGCCGGAAACATTAAACCGGACAAACAAAAATCCGGCGGAAAAATTGACCCAATTGTTGCGTTGTGCATGGCCATTGGTGAGCGCATGAAACGCATGGCGCAACCACAATTGACCGATGACATGTTCACCATCGTTTCGTTGTGAAAATGACTAAATTGCACCATGAACCGAATTCAAAAATTGGCGAATGCCGTTCGTTCACGGACCGGTTGGTTCAACCCAAACACCATTGCGGCGGAAATGGGAATTTTCCCAATGTCCACCGCCGGCGTTAACGTCAACGAACAAACGGCATTGTCATTGGCGGCCGTTTATGCTTGCACATACCGCATCGCGTCAACCATTGCGTCATTGGGCGTGAACGTGTATGAGCGCACCGGAAACCGCGTGGCACCATTGCCGGACCATCCAACCAATTTGTTGATTTCGGACCAGCCCAACCCGGAACAAACCGCGTTTGAATTTTGGGAAACGTTCATTGCAATGGCGGTCATCAATGGATTGGCATTTGCACACATCGAACGCGCCACGAATGGACGGCCAACCGCGTTGCGTTTGGTTCATCGTGATGACGTGGAATCGAAGCACACCAGCGAAGGCGAATTATTTTACCAAATTCGCGGTTTTGGGGCCGTTTTGCCCGAAAACATGTTGGTTGTGGGCAACATGCACCGCAAATCGCCGATTCGCCTACATGCGGAAAATTTGGGCGTTTCAATGGCGGCCCAAAATTTCGGTGCCAACTATTTTGCCAACGGCGGTCAATTGACCGGCGTGATTTCGTCGGACCAGCCGATGACCAACGAACAAAGGGAAAAATTGGTTGAATTGTGGCGGCGTGAAACGAATGGCGGTCCAAAAACGATTTTGTTGCCGTTCGGCGTTCGTCACAATCGCATTGCCATCACGGCCGATGAGGCCCAATTTATACAAACCCGGAAATTGGGCAACCGCGAAATTTGCACCATTTTCAGCGTTCCGGCGGCCATGGTTGGCGTTGACGCGGACCAAACTTATAACAACGTTGAACAACAACAAATCATGTTCCGCAATCATACAATTGTGCCATGGGTGCGGCGGATTGAGGCGGAAATTAACCGAAAATTGATTTTTTCGTTTGAACGGCCGCAAATTTATTCCCGGCATGATTTGGGCGAATTGACGCGTGGCGATTTGAAAACGCGCGCGGAATATTTCACGGCCATGTTGGCCGCCGGCGTGATGAACCGAAACGAGGTGCGCGCAACGGAAAACATGAATCCAATTGACGGCAACGGCGGCGAAATTCACACGTTGCAAATCAATCAAATTGATTTGGAATCGTTTGAAGATTATTCGCGCAAAATGTCCGAAAACAACATTCAATGAATCAGGAAAACGAAACGAATGCGCATGAATTGACATTGCGCGCAATGCATGGCGACGATGTGGAAACGCGCGTGGCCAAAATCCACGCCATCGAACGCGGTGAATCCGGCGAAATGGTGGTTGAAGGCATCGCGGTTGTATTTGATACCATCACCGACATTGGACCATTTAGGGAACGCATCGCGCGTGATGCGTTTGATGGCGCGTTGAACGATGACGTGCGATTTCTCATCAATCATCAGGGATTGCCATTGGCGCGGACCAGCAATGGCACCATGACCATTGAAAAACGCGATGATGGATTGTACATGCGCGCCACGTTGGCAAACACCGAACGCGGCCGTGAAATTTACCAATTGATTCAACGCGGTGACATTGACCAAATGTCATTTGCCGCAAAGGTTGAACGCGATGGTTGGCAACCCGACGAAAACGGCGTTCGCGTGGTTTCGCGCGTGAAATCTTTGCACGATTTGAGCGCGGTTACCTACGGCGCGTACCCTACAACATCCATTCACGTTCGTTCATTTTTCGAGGCCCAAAACGCGCCCACGGATGAATCAACGGAACCGGAAACCAGCACCAGCGACACCACCAAAACCATTGAACGTGAACATGCCGCCGAACCGGCGGAAAATCATAAATTGCAAACCAAACCATTTGAACAAATGAATTTGAATGAATTGAAGGCGGTTCGGGAAAAATACTTTGCCGAACATGCGGAAATCATCCGCAAATCCGACGAAAACGGAACCACATTGTCCGAAGCCGAAAACCAACGTTGCGATTTTCTCGTCACCGAGGTTGAACGATTGGACCAAAAAATTCGTCACCGGGCGAATCAGGAAAAAATGCAAGCGGCCGTCCATGTCGGGACCACGATGAACGCCGGTGAACGCCGCGAAATCGAACGCATGAATCAAACGTGGTCATTGTCGCGCGCCATCAAACAAATTGCCACCAATGGCCGTTTGGATGGTGTCGAAGCCGAGTGGACCGCCGAAGCGCGCAAAGACAACGCGCGCCGTGGATTGGAAATGGACGGCAACGTTGGCATTCCATCGTTTGCCATCTACCGGGCCGGCGAAACGGACCAAATGACCGCAACCACGGCCGGCGGTGATGCTGGTGGTGGTGGATTCGTTCCCACGAACGTTCCCGGCGTGATTGAGGCGTTGCGCGCGCCATCGGTGATTGAACAAACCGGCATCACCACCATCAACAACGCCACCGGGAATTTGAAATTCCCGCGCATCAAAACGAAATCAACGTTGGCGGAAAAAACCGAAATTGCGGCATCAGCGGCGGCCGGTTTGCAATTGGATGAGGTGACGTTAACGCCCGAACGCGTGACGGCGTACACCGCGTATTCAAAACAATTGGCGTTGCAAGGTGGTTCCGATGTGGACCGGTTGATTTTGGGCGATTTGGTGGCCGCGATGAACGCGCGCATTGATACAAGCGCATTCGCCGACATCATTGCAACAACCGATGGTTCAACCATCAACATCATTGGCACCGATGACGCAAACGATGAATTGAATGCGGCGTTGGTTTATTCCATGGAATCGGCGGTTTTGGCGGATGGTGCGGATTTGGCCGGTTCGGTTTTCGTCATGTCACCAAAGGCATTCCAATTGTCCCGTTCTGAGGCCGCCGTTGCATCCGTTTCGGCGTTGTGGAACAACGGCCAATTTGCCGGGTATCGTCCATTAGCCACGCCGTATTTGGCCGACGATACGTTGGACAATGGCACCGGCGTTGGCGGACAAATGTTGTTCGGCAATTTCCGTCAAGCGGGAATTTTGGCCCGGTTCGGTTCGCCGGACATTTTGATTGACCCGTACACGTTGGCGAACACCGGTCAAATCAAAATCCACATCAACGCGTTTTGGGATTTCGCATTGCGGCAACCGGCGGCGTTGGCATTCGCCGACCAATTGACGTGATGACGGATTGTGGCGATTGAATCGGAACGGCGGCCAAATGGCCGCCGTTCTTATTTCATCCGGATTCGGATTTTGGCCGCAAATACGTCAAATCCGCCGCGAATGCTGGTAATGGTTATTTGACCCGAAATCGGACGATGAAAAAAAAAGTTCATCAAAGTATTGCGCGGAATGAATCTTTGTGTACATTTACACCATCAAACAACACACACACACAACACACACCATGCAACGTTTCACCATCACCACCACGAACACCATGAATGACCGGGTTGAATTGTTGGAATGCACCAACGAAAACCACCGGCGCGCCGTGGCATCCGAAATCGTCGAACATTACGCCGCGAAACCGGAATTCATCAGCGTTTCACAACACATCGTCAACGGCGAAAACGTGGCCATCATCCACATGACCAACGGCAAATTGAACATGATTTTCCGTCAACGTTAATTCACACCAGCACACAACACACACACACAAAACCCAAACATCATGTCACAAGACACGAAAAACACCAACCGCGCAATTGCGCAACGCGGAATCATCACCATTGACATCATGGATTTGCATGAATTGATGGACCGAAATTTTGAATTGGGCCGGGCATACATGCGCGATGAATTGGAATCCGCCGGCGTGAAAACGCGTCCGGATTCGGAATTGGAATTGTTGCACAATGGGCATGCACAATTGGAAATCGCCGTTGAAATTTTGTCACCAGCATTTGACAAATTGTGGGATGACTACAATTTGGCACAAAAACAGGAATTTGCCGCGCGCGTCAATCGACAAACGACGATGGCACATGAATTGAAATTGCGTCAAATGCGAAATCGGATTGACTACATGAACCGGTTTTTCGATGCCTTCGAAATTTGAAAACCAGTCCATCACAACCAAAAAACGCCGGCCATTGCGCCGGCGTTTTTCGTTTGTCGTAAATTCGAACCATGGTCACAATCTACACCACCACACCAACGTTGGATGACGTGATTTCGGTTGACGATTTGAAATCACATTTGCGCGTTGACGTTTCCGATGATGACGCATTGATTGAGGCCATGCGGGACACGGCGATTGATTTTGTGCAACAAATCACCGGGCGCGTCATCGGTGATGTTGATGCCGTGGTGTATTTGGACCAATGGCAAAACGTCACATTCGATGTTGGACCAGTCAACGAAATTTCGTCGGTTCAATACATTGACGAAAACGGCGGATTGCAAACGTTGCCAACGTCGAATTGGTACGCGGATTTGGCCGGGCCACATGCGCGCATCCGATTTCATGACGTGCCATCGTTGTTTGATTACTCGTTGAACCGGGTGATTGTCAATTGCAACGTTGGGCATGCCGAAAACGCGATTCCCGCGCCCGTCATTCACGCCATTCGTTTGTTGGTTGGTCACATGTACGAAAACCGAACGGCGGCCGAAATTCGGTCCGTGAATGAAATTCCGTTTGGCGTTCATTCGTTGTTGTCACCATTCCGAATTTTTGCGTGATGCGGATTGGCAAATTGGACCGGCGGATTGCCATTGAACGTTTCACGGAAACGGCCAACGCGTTTGGTGAACGCGAATTGGTTTGGACCACCGCGTTCAATTGTTGGGCCGCGTTGACCATTCGCAAATCCGGTTCAACGGAAACGTTGGTTGATGGTGCGGAACGTTCGGTGAAAATGGCCGAATGGACCATTCGCAACACCAGCGATTCACGGACCATCACCACGGCGGACCGACTGGTTTACGATGGACAAACATTTGACATCATCGCCGTTCATGAATTGGAACGTGGCGTTGATTTTCGTTTAATTGCCGAACACGTTTCGTGATGGCTGAAATGGTTTCAGGCATCGAAGGCATGCGGCAATTGGAACGAAAGTTGAACAAATTGCACAAACGATACGCCGAAACAAATACGCGGTTGCGCCTCATCAATGAAACGGCCGCCAATTTGTTTGCGCGCGCCATGCGCCGTGCAATTACGTCATCAGACAAAACCATTCACGTTTCAAGGGACGGCCGGAAACCGCTTAAAATTAAGCCGGGAACCTACAAACGTTCAATTGGTGCGTGGCTGGTCAATGACGATGGCAACGCATATTGGGCGGGACCGCGAACCGGGCGCAAGGTTGGCAAAACGCGTGACGCGTGGTTTTCATACATTGTGGAATCGGACCAACAATACATTGAAGGCACCAACCACAATGCCGGCGTGATTGAACAAACCATTCAATCCCGTTCCAAAGGGATTGAGGCGTGGCGGTTTCGCCAATTGCAAGCATATCAAAAACAAGTTGAATCCGAATTGGCACGAACGCAATGAACGTTGGAATCGCAATTTTTGAATTGTTGTCAAACGCCGCCGATGTTGCGGCCGATGTTGGCAACCGCATTTTCCCGGTGACGGCGGCGCAATCAAAAACGTTGCCGTTCATCACATACGATGTCATCACGATGTCACCGAATGACACGAAAACCGGTCCGTCACAAGTTGATGAAATTGATGTTGAAATTGTTTGTCATGCGGCAACGTTTGCAAGCGCGTCCGCGATTCAAAACAACGTTCGAATGGCATTGGACCGGGTGCCGTTTCAAAACGATGACGTGGCCGTTGAATCGTTCCAGTTCCAAACCGGTTCAATGGAGGTTGTTGATTCACCGCGCAAATATTTCGCGGTTCTCGAATTTCAAGCGCATGTCCGGCGCGATTCCGGCGCGGTGTATTTGGGGCAACCGGTGGCCGTGACCGATGGTGACGGAACCATTCACCAAATTCAACCGGGCGGAACTTATCAATGCATCCAAAACGCGCCGCCCACGTCCGAATTGCCGCCGCCGCCGGCCGGCCACATTTACGCACGAATTATTCCATGGGACGGATTGCAAACGTTCAATGAAACCGGTTCGGTGGAATGGCACCGCGCCGCCGGGACGTATGATTACACATTGCCCGTGAATCCATTGAACACGGCGATTCGCGCCAACGGATATTTTCCGGATGATGCGCATTCGCTTTTGATGTTTGACAATCGGTTTGGCAATCGCTACCGGTGGACAAATGATTTGGGGGAACAATTCGTTGAAGATTTCCACAAATCAGCATCGAACAATTCGCAAAACCCGGCAATGTGTTTTGACCATTTGACCGGGTTGATTGTGTATGTGATGCGGGCGCAAACCGAACGTTTGAATTTGACGCAATCCGAATGGATTGAATGGGCAAATTCCTTGGATTACGGCGGCCAATCATGGCGATTGGCGGACGTTTCCGAATTCGTCGGAATGTTTGAATATACCGATTACGTCAATGCGTGGGG